CTCACGTCCGAAGAAGTGAGACATCTACTGATTTGCGCCGGGCAAATCAGCAACCCCTAGTACGTGCTAGTCCTGCTCCCCCCCTAAAGAGAGGACAAGACACCTCGAACCGCAAGAGACAGCGAGATAGCAAGGTAGTTCCGCAAAGGAGCTACCCTACTACCAAGCTGGACCTTGAGTTCGAGGTAAACAAGCTTGAAGGCAGCGCGAGCCGCATTAAGCTTGGTATGCACGTATTATCAGGTATTCGGTACCTGAAAAGGAAGAGTAGTAGGTGGATAGCGAAGCTTCTGCCCTCTCTCTCTCTGGCCTTCGAACTGGCCTATGGACGTCTGCCGGTACATGGAAAGCAAAGGAACATTGCTCTCTACAGGTACATCAAGACAGTCGCTAGGCTTCCGTTTGAAGGTTTCCCACTGGTCAAGAAGATCAGCGATTTCTGGAGAAGAGCCTCTCTGGCCGAAGACGTGTCGAAACATGAACAATTCAACACGCACGCCACAAGAGGGGTCTCACAGAAACGGCTGTTCCTCGCGTCCACACTCAGTCGAGGTTGCGACAAGCCCACCACCAAAGCACAGGTGGCGGCTAGTTGCAAGAAAGCTGAAGAAAGATGGCTACGGACACCACCAAACGTCAGCCCTCAGCTCCTCGAAGAACTGAGTGAGTTCGCAAAGGACTTCTTCGGTAAACCAGCAGGAACGCCAGAGAAAGATTGGAACGGAAGACGCTCCCAAAGCTCCTTTCCTGTGCCAGGACGGAACGCATGCTTGGGAACCACAGCCAAGGACGGTGGCCTTGCTTACGCTTTGCACAATGTCTGCAGACTCCAGCTCCTCCAAGAGGATGCGGAAGAGCAGATGCGTAAGAGGACACGTCGAGGCTGGGCTCCTAATCAGCTGCTGGGACAAGCCCTGGACGCGCACAACGTTAAGGAAGAAGGACACGACCGAACACATACCGTTCCTATCTCACAGATCGACGACTATCTCTCTGATCCAGAGAAGCTCTACCAGGTGGCCCTTCGCAGGGTCATCCGGCAAGGCTACACCAGACCAGAGGTCAAGCCAGTCGGCATCCATGAGATAGGCAACAAGATACGTGTCGCGTCGTTACATCCTCCAGAACTAGTGCACGTCTCCAGAACTTTGAACCAGAGACTGATCGAGCATCTGAAGCGACACCGCATGACACGCGAGCAGCTCGAGAACGAGCCAATCAAGCTGAGCCGAGAAAGAGGGGGAACCCCTTTCAAGGTGTACAGCGCTGACTGGTCCGCCGCGAGCGACTACGTGCCACACAGTGTCGCCCAGACGGTCATGCATGCGGCCGCCGAGGCACAGAATTGGAGCCGAGAGGAGCGTATCGCCATCCCCTTGCTGTTCGGCAAGATGGATCTGTTGACTAGGCGCTTGAGAGGACCCCACGGAGAAGCTAGCACACTGACTTCTGGTGGTGTACACATGGGACTCTCTGGCACCTGGTCAATTCTTTGCTGTCTGAACGCCTTTTGCGCATACAAGGCTTTCAAGAAGAACATGGCTCTCACTAGACGCGCCACCGCGGTCTGCGGTGACGACCTCGTCGCACTGTTCACGCCCCATGAACGTACCATTTATGATCAAACGGTCACGGACATAGGGTTAGTGAACAATGTGGCGAAGTCGCACTACAGTCACAATGGAGTGTTTTGCGAGAGGCCAGTCGTGAAAGACTTGAAGCACTCAGACAGAAAAGAAGCACACTACACTTGCCTAAAGATCGTGTCCGTAGCAGAGTGCTGCGGCATGCAAACTCAGTTGGGTCTTTCCAACAATCCTCTAGATACACTGGGGATGTTGGGTTCGATTACAAAGAACCAAGGTTTGTATGCTGCACAGCGCAATGCCGCGAAAACGGCCTCTAGGCAAATACAGCGTGACAGACACATCAAGCTGCTGGATGGACTACCTGCGTCAGCTGGAGGCAACAACCTCCAGGTCCGAGACAAGAAGCGAGTGGCTTACTGTCTCCTAGGATATCTCATGAAGGGACCTATTCGTCTTAGCACTAAAGACAAACGGGTCCTCCCAGAGAACACCTTCGGAGAAGAAAGACACGGGCTTCCCGTCACAGTCCTGGAAGCTGCCACGCTCCTGACTTCAGGAATCCACCAGAGGAGAGCGCTCAGAGGCGAGCAAGACTCCTTTCCAAAACCAGCACGTCACGAAGCCGTAAGGCGTACAGCGCACAAGTACGTCGAACAAGGTCGTGACCAATGCAAAAAGGCTGGTTCTGTAAAGAAAGCTATGCGAGCTCTGGGCAATCTCCTAACAGCAAAAGGACGGTATCACGTTCGTTACCTACCTACTACTCTCCCTGCCACCTGGAAGCACTCCCACATTCATAGACTAAAGCACATAGTCTTCAAATGTAGGATTGCCCCGACCATTTCCCTCCATGAACTGAGGTACTTGGCCACGCTCCACGGAATTCCTGACTGCGTAAAGCAGGACGGAACTCGGAGAGCGCCTAGGTGCAGTGCAGGCCTGCTGCTAAGATCTGAAAACTTTGTTCAGACCGTCGCAACTTAAGGCCT